CATAGACTTTGTGCGGTCGCATGGCATCATCATTAACGACTTGCCACCGTTCGGACAGTGGGTGCGATACCCAACAGAGGATCATCCGAAGTCTAGGAATGGTGCGGTCAAGTTTCTGGGCGATCATGGGTTCGTGCAGAACCATGCAACGTCAACGGTGGTCGCGGTATGGAAGCCTGACTCAGATAAACATCGAGCGTCTGATCGTGTACAGAGTGCGGACTGGGCGCGGCGGCAGGCGCAGGCTGAGAAAGAGGTGCAGCAGCGGCAGGCTGACGCAATCAAGCGTGCTGTCGGTATGCTGAATAACAGCGTGATTCAGACTCATCCGTACTTGGTTAACAAAGGTTTTCCAGATGAGGAAGGTCATGTGTTTTTTCAGGGCGGGGATCCTGTGCTTCTGATCCCCATGAGAGTAGGCAAATCGCTGGTCGGTGTGCAGCAGATTGATCGGGAAGGTTCCAAGCGGTTTTTGTACGGCCAGAAAACAGCGGGTGCTACGTTCACGTTCGACAATCGCGGCGTGAACATTGTGTGCGAAGGGTACGCGACTGCGCTGTCGGTGCGTCTGGCACTGAAGCATATGAAAATGCGGTACACAATTCACGTTTGCTTCAGCGCGGGGAATATGGTGCGCGTGGCCGGTGGGTTACAGCAGGGGCTAGTCATCGCAGACCATGACCAAAGCGGGACAGGGCAGCAGGCTGCGGCAGAAATTGGCTGGCCGGTCTGGATGTCTGATCACGTTGGGGAAGATGCCAACGATTACCACCAGCGCGTCGGGTTGTTTGGTTTGACGCAAAGCCTGACTCAATTAATGCTCCAGGTCGGTGCGACTCGGCAGCACGAAGCGTAGTTGCCCATCGGTATAGGGCTGAAGGTCGGCTAGCGATTCCATGATCTCGAGCCCGAGGTCAAGGCATCGCTGGCCGCGCCCAGTCCAGTCAGAAACAATCCGCACGTTTCCATCTTCATCTTCGAGGATGTGAACGGAAAAGGCGGCGTGAGCGTCTGATCTCATAGTTCCAAATTGATAATTTGCATAGCGCAGTTTATCGCGGCTGGCTCGTTACGGTATCGGAAAATGCCGACCGTCTGATCGGCTTCTTGCTTGGCAACAGTCCAGCCCGATTCCGTCTGATAGACCAGCGCGGTGCGGTCGTTGCCCGAGAGTTCGATAACTAGGTTCATCGTCTGATCTCCTAAGCGGTGGCGAGTAGGTCGGCTGCGTGGCGTTCGAAAGCGGCGCGGGTATCGTCGATCATCTCGGCTATATCCTCGCCTGAATAATCTTCGATTGGTTCCCAAACAATAATGTCATGGTCGAAATAATTGTCTGATCCAAGCTGGCTGATGATTTCGTCGTAGGTCATGTTGGCCGGATAGTCGGAAAGCCATTGATTCAAGGCAAATGTTTCTGCGGTTTCGCGTAGTGTATTCATCGTCTGATCTCCTATTCGGCTAGCTCGTGGTCAAAAGCGTAGGTTGACGCCACTGGTGCTGCAAGCGGGAAGGCTTCGCGCAATTCTTCTGCGCTAAAAATGTCAACGCTTATTCCTTCGTCGGTTGTGTGTAGATATACCGAAAATCCGCGAACGTCTATCCAAACGGCGCAGTTGTTGTCGGTTTTGTAATCACCATCGGTCAAGTGTTTCATGGGTCTGATCTCCTATTAAGCGGCTTGATCTGTGTCAATCTTGTACCCGCGATTCATCCATGATTCCATTTTGATATTGCGGAACCAATCTGCAACGGTGGGTATCCTGCCGCCGCAATCCTCTTTAACGTGCTGCTCTCCAACATATCGGACAGGCACAACCCTACCGTCTGAGTTCGTAATCGTCTGACCGAATACGCGCTCACACTCGAAAATGCCCTGCGCGTGGTGGCGTAGTGCGCGGTGACGGGCATCGGCAAATTGCTCTTTCGTCGCATCAAACCAAGCATGAATTTCGATATAGTCCTCTGGCTTGCCGCCCCATTGTTTAACGGTGGTGAGCGCGTGGTGATATGGGTGCATGATTATTCCTCGCTTAGTGAAAATGAGTAGGTGGTGTACTCGGTGTAGCGTTGGTTAACTTCTAATTCGATAGATACATCGTCTGATAGCTCAATTCGCAGCTCTCCGAATCCACCATCGTTGTTGTACCAATCCACGTTTGTGCGCTCCAGCTCGTCGTATGTGTACTTTTCCAGCGCGTCGAAAATCGGTATCTGTTTGATTTCAACGTCGTTAAACCATTCGCCGTTGATGTACTGGCTCTTTTCTACGGGATAATTGACGAATAAATCGTCAAGGTTTGGCACAACCTTACCGTCTGATTGTCTGATCTGTACGCTATCAATAGAACCTGAATCGCCGCTGCCATCAAAGTAAATGACAATCTCGGTTGCGCCGAGTTCTTTTAGCGTGGTGAGTGCTTTTGAAATGTATTCGTTATTCATATCGTCTGATCTCCTGTTAAGCGGTCAATGCGGCGAACGTGCGCGGGGTGGTTTGTTCGATCTCGATCTGGTATCCGAGCGCGGAAACATCGCGCAGCGTGTTGCGGGTTAGCGTCTTAGTTCCGGCTATGCGGGCGAACAATTGCGCTCGTTCGCAAGCTGGGTAAAAAGTTTCAATACCGTAATTCTTATCGCAGCGAATAGTAATTTTCATTTTATTAACCTTTCAGAATCAGGTCGCGCAGGGTGGCGCGTTCGACGTTCCAATCTTGGCCGGTGATGTAATAGGGTCGGCTAGTCTGATCGTCGCGCAGTATTAGGCGAGAAAAAATGCCATAAGACGGCCAAAGCGATAGCGGCATTTCAAGGCGGCGGCCTAGTTTTGCTTTGGTCGCGCTGCGGCATCGGGTCGCAAGCATTTTAAAGATTGCGGTTTGCTGTTCGTCGGTGAGCGTGTGCTGGCCGTTCGAAAATTTAGCGTCATGGATAGCGCGGTCGAGTGAATATTGCATGGTCGGTTTCCTTTATAGGTCGAGGGGTTGCTGCCCGAAATTAATCGGGCGGGCGGCTGCGGGTGCTACTGATCGGGTCTGCTGCGGTTCCTGCTGCTGTAAATTGTCGGGTGCGATTTCCCACATATTCCAGCCACAGGTGATTACTTGGTGGCCGTTTTTCAGCATCTCATCAATGAATGAGCGGTCGGTTTTGCCCCATTGGTCGGAGTCAAGCGGATAACTGCACACTAAATGCCAGCCTTGACGGTCATTTTTTGCGTGGTAGTTGATTAGCATGGTCGGTTTCCTTTACCAGTTGGCATCGGCCATATTGAAAGCGGCGGCAAAGTCGCGCGCGCGCAGTTCGTCGGCCTGTTTGCTTTCGGCGTGGTATGCCTTACGGTCGCGCGGGTAATAGGCGATCTCGTCGCCTTTGTTTATCTTGCGGCCTGTTTCAGCGCATAGTGACGGGAAACGGGCGCGGGTGAAATAAGGGTCGGTTCGCATGGTCGGCCTCAGAAAAGAAAAAGCACAAAGAAAAAAGCCCACAGAAAAAGTGCGCCGAGCGCACCGGCTAGCATTTCAAACAGGGTCTGCATGGTCGGCCTCGCGGGTAAGGTCTTGAATCGCTTGTTTTGCTTCGGCAATAACGCGCTCGCGCATGTCGGCGTAGTAATCATTCTCGGAAACAAAATCGAGCATGTCTTCATATAAACAGCCACCTAAATAGTCGGCGGCAAGTTCAATTCCGTTTTTGCTGGCGGTTACTTTGGCGCAAAACCAAGCAAAGCGGCCATTGTCGATATCGCGGCAAATTTGGTCGATATCGTCAATGGTCGGGTCAAACAAATCATGCGGCGGCAAATCTTCCGGCGTGGCATAAAAACAGACAAGAAATCCGTCGGCGTGTTCTTCGTTGATAAGTTCCCAATGTGTCATCTCAGTATCTCCAATGGTGGCCGAGCGCGGCGGCTCGGCCTTGTGGGTCAATAGTCGAATTCATCCTCGAGGGCGGTTACAAGCCCGTCGAAGTCCTCGGAAGGGCCGAGCATTGATGCCAGCGCGAATACTGCATCGCGCGGGTAATCCTCGGCGAGTGATTCCAGATACTCGCGGCGGTTGGCAAAGCCTTCAGCTTGGTAGTCGTTCATAGCGGCGATTCCTTTTAGGCGGTCGGGGTCGAAATGGTCATGCGCGAATCAAAAAATTCGCCATCGTAAAAATGAATCAAGTCATCCAGAGTTTCAAAATAGAAATGGTGGTGGCTAACCGCAGCACACCAGTGGGTTTCAATTAACTTGCTGTCGTGCTGGTCGCGGTAGATAAATTGGCGTTGCATGGTCGGGGCTCCGTTTAGTCGATGCTGTAAGGGTCTATCGTCACGCCATACTGCGCGAGCGCGAGAGCTGATAAGTCGGCCTTTTTGATTTCGTCAAAAATCGCGGGGCGTTCTAATACAAGGGCGATTCCATCATCGGCTTCTAGGTGTATCTGCTGTATAGCGCCGGAAGGGCGTTCTACGGTTTCCCAGTGAATTACGTACCAGAACATTTATTTGCCTCCCAATAAGAGCGATACAGAGTGCATCGCATGGGAGTGATATTAGTCGATGCAATACATTCGTCAAGGGGTTTTCATGATTGTATTTATCAATCAATAGCCCAGGATTGATAGGGTTGCTATCGATTTTGCGCGGGTGATTGATTTTCCCTATTTGTTCCTGTACATTCGGCGCGAAATGAGGGGCTCGGCCGGTGATATATCAGGCTGCGCGGGCGCAAGTAAGGGATCAATCGGTGCGATATGAAACGACAGTCAGTCAAATCTCAGATAAGCATTGCAGGGGGAATAGAACAAGCAATGAGAGTAAAGAAAAACACTCTCACCCCAAAAATGCGGAAGTTTGCGGAAGCTGTCGCATTGGGGAATACAGGCGCAGATGCCTATCGCATAGCGTATAACGCAAAGGGGAAGCCTAAAACGGTGGGAAACCATGCGAGTAACCTGAAGCAGCATGATGGAATCCGGCTGGAGATAGAACGGATTGAGAGGGCAAATGAACTCGCTGCGCTGCATTCTGCTACAGGCTTGCGCTCAATCGTTATTTCAACTCTCGCCGAAATCGCAACGAATCCCGAAGAAAAGGCTGCAACCCGGGTGCAAGCTGTCCGGTCGATCGGGCAGCTAGTGGGTGTTGATGCGTTCAGGGAAACCAAGCGCATCGAACACGTCAAGGATTCCGGCGCGATCAGAGCGCAGATTCTCGACCAGCTTAAATCAATGGTACTCAGTACGGATGATGCGGTAGACGTTGACGCGACTGCGCTGCTGGATGAATTGTCGGGTGAGAGAAAATTGGAGGATGCGGAACCCCACCCTACCCCCACCCCACCAAGCGCAGAATGGGACTCCGGCTCGCATATACATAGTACTCCACACAAACCATCCCGTAAAAAATCCAAACCCACCCCCATCTCTTCGCAAACGGACACCCCCCGGGGGGATATATTTTTGGGGAAAGATGATGTTGCACCGCAATAAGCGGGGTGGCAACGTTGCCAAACGCCTCTCAAAACGTAGTGTTTATGCGGGATGAGGTCATGACGCAGCGCAGCAGAATATTAATTAACAGGGAAATGGTGGCTAAACGGCGGGAGAAGACGTTTAGTGAGTGTTTGGAGGTTGGGATGACGCCGGCGCAGAAGGATGTGTTTTTGGTGGTAGATGAGTGGTGGAAGCATTATGGGTTTGGGCCAACGATTCGGGATATATGCCGGGTGAGGGGTAAGGGTGGGTTGGGGAGTACGAGTGAGATTATTGACCGGCTGGTGAAGCTGGGGGTGTTGAAGCGGGTGAAGGGTAGCTTTCGGTCGGTGCGGCCTGTGTATATACAGTTCAGGGATTTGGACTGATGGATTTGAGTGAGATGATAGGCAAGCTGCCGGCGGCGGAGCAGGAGAAGTTGCTGGCGCAGGTGGGGGAGTATAAGGACGCGATTGCGCGGGAGAAGGCGCAGGGATCTTTTATGTCGTTTGTAAAGGAGATGTGGCCGGGATTTATACATGGCCGACACCATGCGTTGATGGCTAAGAAGTTTGAGGAAGTGGCGGAGGGGAAGGTAAAGCGGCTGATTATTAATATGGCCCCGCGTCACACGAAAAGTGAGTTTGCGAGTTACTTATTGCCGGCTTGGTTCTTGGGGAAGTATCCAGAGAAGAAGGTAATCCAGACGTCGAACACGGCTGAACTGGCGGTCGGGTTTGGCCGGAAGGTCAGGAACCTGGTGGATAGCGATCAATATACGAGGATCTTCCCGAATGTGGGGTTGAGAGCGGATTCTAAAGCGGCGGGTAGATGGGCGACGTCACATGGCGGGGACTATTTTGCGATTGGTGTTGGCGGGACGGTGACTGGTAAGGGTGCTGATCTGCTGATTATTGACGATCCGCATTCGGAACAGGAAGCGAGATTAGCGCAGGGGGATCCTAGCGTCTTCGATAGTGTGTACGAATGGTATACGTCTGGCCCACGGCAGCGTTTACAGCCGGGCGGGGCGATAGTGGTGGTGATGACACGCTGGTCGGACAAGGATCTGACTGGCCGGGTGTTGAAATCAGACTCGACTGAGTGGGAAGTAATTGAGTTACCGGCTATTTTGCCGTCGGGGAATCCACTCTGGCCTGAGTTCTGGCCATTAGATGAACTTGCGGCGCTGAAAGAGGAACTACCGCCGTATAAATGGAACGCCCAGTACCAGCAAAAGCCCACGGGTGAAGAGGGTGCGCTGGTAAAACGGGACTGGTGGCGGCGTTGGGAGCATGACAGACCACCGGGATGTGAATTTATCATCCAAAGTTGGGATACGGCGTACTCGAAGAGCCAGCGGGCTGACTATTCCGCGTGTACGACATGGGGTGTGTTCAATTTGAATGAAGATCCGAGCGATGTGAACATCATTTTGCTGGATGCGTGGAAGGAAAAGGTGGAGTTTCCGGAGTTAAAAGCCATGGCCAAGCGGCTTTATGACGAATGGGAGCCAGATTCCTGCATTATTGAAGCAAAAGCAGCGGGTGCGCCGCTGATTCACGAGTTGAGACGTATGGGTGTGATGGTTCAGGACTACACGCCAACTAGGGGGAACGACAAGTTCGTGCGATTGAACAGCGTTACAGACCTATTTTCTTCCGGTAAAGTGTGGGCGCCCGAGACACGGTGGGCGGACGAGGTAATTGAAGAGATGGCGCGGTTCCCGAACGCGGAACATGACGATTTAGTGGACTCCAGTGTGCAGGCGCTTATGCGATTTCGGCAGGGCGGGTTCTTGCGGCTGGACACGGACGAAGATGACGAGGATTTAGGCTTTCGCCGTAAGCGAAGCTATTACTGAGGATGAAACATGGACTACGATGCGTTGCTTAAAGCTGTCTCTGAAGAGCCAGAGCATTTATATCGCACCGAACGCGGGTCAACTTATGCTCATTACAAAGACAATACCACCGTACGCAACAGAAGCGGAGCTGCACATAAAGATACTAGCACTGGAGTTCAGCCACGTTCGGGCAAAACGGTATACATGAACCCACAAGACGTAAATCGTGTAGCAGGAATTTTCCAAAATGCAGAAGTTGGCACTAAGTTTGTGCCTGTTTCCTATGATAAAGAAACCAAAACAGGAAAAGTTGCTTTAATGCTTACAGATGATTACGGCCCCAAAAAAGCGGGTACTGTATTGCATGAGGCAACGTTTACAACGCGCCCAAGCGTAGGTGTTAATCCTGTTGAAATTTTTAAAAGCGAAAGCCCAAAAGGAGAGGGCGGTCGTGGAATCCATTGGGGCAACAAAATTACGGAAGTGCGCGGCATTGGTGGCGGGTCAAGGGACTTGCAGCTTGGCGCGGATTTAGATCCAAAAGCAATGATGAAAAAATATGCTAAGGGCGGCACGGTTCAAATGCCGCCGTCTTATTCGCAAGGTAGTTGGAAATTAATTTAAGGGTTAATCATGGCAACCAATTTTGACAAAGCTTTGTACCAAGCACCGGCTGGGCTCGAGGATATGGAGCCGGAGATTGAGATTGAGATCGAAGATCCGGAGTCGGTGAGTATTGGGATCGGCGGGCTGGAGATTGAGATCGAAAAGGACGAAGAAGCTGACGATGAATTCAATACTAACTTGGCAGAACACCTGCCAGAAGACGTGTTGCAGGAAATCGCGGGTGACTTAATCGGTGATTTTGACGAGGACATCTCCAGCCGCAAGGATTGGATGCAGACATATGTCGATGGCCTAGAACTATTGGGGATGAAGATTGAAGAACGGTCTGAACCGTGGGAAGGCGCCTGTGGGGTCTACCACCCGCTCCTTTCGGAAGCCTTGGTTAAGTTCC